CTAGGTTAAATTTCGATACAGAGTTTGAAATAAAACTAGAAAAGGTTAAAAAAATTGTAAGCGCATATTCCTTTGTTGATGTTACAAAAATTTATTTTTTCACCGAAAATGGTAAGATAAATTGCGAGATCAATGACAGAACAATGCAAAATGTAGATAATATGTCTATGGTTTTATCTGAAAATGTTATTGGAGAAGAAATAGTTCGTCCAATACCTGTTAATATCGAGGTTTTTAAAAATTTAATATCCAGCAAAACAAATATAAAGGTGAAATTGAATAACGAATATAAGGTATTTGTGTTTCAAACACAAGAAGATGAAAATGTAGAGTTGAAATATATTGTTTCTGCACTTGTCAAATAAGATATACTAGGTAAGTTTTTATATATGGCTAATAATAAAATAACAACCATGAGTTACTTTATCAAAAGATTGCGAGATAGTGGATATATCGCTGATAAAGTTTTCAATGAATATTCGAAACATGATCCTAGATGTTGGACAGCTGTAGTTGATCCAAAAGGAGCAACTGTAATGATAACATATTTCAATAATCACAATTATTTGGGTGAAGAGTATTTTAGTATTAGCGATGGTGGTCAGTTTTTTCCAGAAAACTTCAAACTACAAACAAGTTCTATTGAAGTTGTGATCGAATATTTGGTGAAATTTGGAATCAATAACAAGTCTGAAACATATAACGACTAATATGGCCATTCCAAAAAAAAGAACCAGAGCAAAGAAAACAATTACCGAAAGTTTATCTGGTACTAATGATGAATTAGTAATGAAACAAGTAGCCGAAAAAATTTTTAGTGAGATAAACAATAAAGAACTTGAAAAAAGTTTAGATAGATGGCTAAAAGAAAATAGCAATAGAAATGCAATAGCATTAAGAGATTTGGATTTATTAAAATCCATAATCACCGAGTATTTAGATACATTTATCGTATTTGGTTATAATGTTGATGGTGAAAGAATCATTCTTCAACATTATACAACTGCAAGAGATAGGGATGCCATTATGGAATTTCTAAAAACAATTTTTATTAAACAACAACAAGATAATTTTCTAGATTAATTATGGCAGAATATAAAAATCCAAATTATAATTCAAAATATTTTCCCCCACATGTTAATTCTATTGAGGAATTACAAGCATTTGTAAATTCAACCAGTGCCGATAAACCATTAGGTAATTTTGATGCTATTCCATATCTTTGTTCTTTAGTAAGAAGATCCGATTCGGATGATGATGTTATATATAGTGGTGATGGATTTGATTATGATAATCATTTACAATCTTATTATAAACAATTAACCGCGATTGGAGACGGTAGAGTTAATTTTTATGAAGTTTGGAAATATATAGAAAAAAATATTATACCAAGAGCAAAAGCACAAACTGAAGTTTTACAAACTGGTGGTTGCACAATAATAGATGATTATTTATGCGATACGGTTACTGGACAAAAAATAAAACAATTTAAAAATACATGTAATGTTGCTTTATCAGAACCAATAACATTCGATGAAATATCATCTACTGTTAATACAATAATGAAAGTTAAAAGAGAATTACATGCGGATTCATTTATTGAATATTTAAAAACCAATTATATCGATAAAGGTTGGTCTGTTAAATTAGTTTACTATTCTTCAATATTTATATTTTATGTAGAATTGACAAAAAAAGAATTAAAAGATGGTTCAGAAACCGAATATAATACATCTTATGATGTTATAAAATACTATTCAGATGTTAAAGATTATATATCAGAAAAATTAAAAATAGATTTAACTGTTATAGATTCTATGTTTATAGACTTTAGTAGTAGTCCAGATTCACTAGAAATAGGTAAAAAAGTAATCTCTAATTTTTCTAATGGAAAAATTCCAGACTATTCTAATGGAGAAATACCAGAATATTATGATGGAATTTTATCCGAATATAAGATTTAACAGTCTTTCTTGGTTGTTTCACCATCAGAATCTGTAATATTAGTATCAGATGGACAATCAAACCCTAGACTTATATTAACTGAATCTTTCGGTGTTATGTCTCCATTTTCATCGTAATTAAAATTTCCAGATAATGGAGTGGTGTTTACAAAATCATATATGCCATAGGCATCATCTCCGTTTATACCATAACGTGCGTTTCTATTTCGCCTTGCTTTGGAAGCTCTGCTATTTGGATCGTCAAATACATTATAACCACCACCTCCACCACAAGCTCCACCAAGTCCTCTAGGACCGGGTACTGGACCCATTGCAGTTGAACTAGCAGGAGTTGGTATATTACTGGCATCGGTTCTCGCTCCACCCCAATCTTCAGGTGTTCTATAATAATCTCCCTTTATAGCTTCGTGTTCGTGTTGATGCGGACATGGTGTTAAACCATGATTATGTTTAAAATTCCAAATTGGACCAATTATAGGAACATTCGCTAACATAAGCATGAATATACCAGTTGGTGCTGGTCCTTCTAACATGGTTAAATTTAAAGTAGAGTTAAATTCCTCCCAAGTAGTTTTAAATATATTTTGTGGTTGTAACCACCAACCCGGATTTATCCAACAATTTACTCCTTGAACTGTTTTATCTGCTACATCCATAGCTTGGCATGTACCCAACCAATTTGCAGCATTTACAATAGTTTTACTGGAACTACTTTCGCCAGTTTGCATTCTCATCGATCTGGCTATTATGTGACTTGCACAAAGATTTCCATTAACCGAAAGACCACCGATTACTGTTGCATTACCATCAACGTTTAATGCACCATGAACTCTAGTATGATTTGATTTTATTGCAACACCACCGCTTCCGCTTCTGTCATCGGCATCAATCTTTACAACTTTTCCTTTTATAGTGGTTTGATTTGCGGATGTGACAACCATTTCACCTTCCGTTGCTGCTAATAAAACAGAACCACAAGCTATATGAGCATGACCACTTGATAATATATCCAAACCACAATTTCCGGTTTTCAGTAATAATTTGCTGTTTACATTAACTGTTAAAAATCCTTTACCGGGATACGGAGCAACGAATATTTTATTTTTTATATCACCTTCACCTGAAGGGACGCTTAATTGTGGAGAATTTTTACTTTTTTTGTATCTAATTGAAATATTTTTAAAGGTTCCATCTTCTACATACGAAGATTCTTTATTAGAAGTCGGAGGACCAAAATTAATAGCAGTATCTCCTGCAAAATTCAAAACACTATCGGATTTACTAAATTTATCTTCTAATTTTGTTATTTTATCTGCATTTTCTTCTAAAATTTTTTGTGCTGCTTTATTACCAGCATCTATTTTAGAAGAAGATGATTCAATCATTCCGTTTTTGCAACCTTTTGAGCCACATGTTCCTCCCAATTCTCCTTTTGTGTCAGTTATACTAAGTATAGGTGCATAGAAAAAATTTAATACCTCAAAAAGAGTATCTACAGCATTGCTCTGGTATGCCCATTTAAAATATTTGTTTACTGTATCTCTCAATCTTATTACAAATCCTTCTTTTTTATTAACCAAACTTTGTTGAGCACAAATTTCACAAGGACACATAACTCCTTTAGTGGATTTCATCGCATCCTTTTGAGCTTTGAGTGCATTATCCATTATATCGGTCAATTGTTGCTGTGCTTTTACTATTTCATCGTTAATTCTTCCTTTTTTATCTATAACATCACCTTTAATATCATAAATTAAATTATTTTCAGATTTAAATGTAATATCTCCCTTTGATTCCACATCAAATTTAGTACTTTTGAAAAAAACATTTGTGGTGAAAAACGTAATAGCATTTTTAAAAAACGTAATAGCATTGGTTCCATTTGTAATAGTTGCTGTACTTTTATCAGCAGCAAACGGAATCTTGTTTTTCATTTCATGAATTAAATTAGATGTGATTCTAAATGGACCTAAATTTATATCATTGTTTTCGGTTCTAATTTTATTAGAAGTATTTTGATTTTTTGTACTGATTCCCATATTTTTTGATTAATTTAAATTTTATTTTTTTACCTTATCATCTTCATTTACACTATATTGTTTATTTTGGAAGAACATCTGGAATTTTTATATCTTCTTTTGGAAGAACATCCGGAATTGTTATATCTTCTGTTTTTATTATTCTAGTTTCTATTATTGGATTAAAATTCATTTCTTCAACAGGACTAATCAAATCTGGTAATGGTACTTCTACTGTTTCCATTTGACCATTACTAATAGAATCCTTTTCAGTAAAATTACTCTGATTATTATCTAAATTAACATTATTATGTGCGCGTGTTTCATTTGGCGGTAAACTATATGCAAAAAATACAGGGTTTTGTATATCGCCACCATAAAAAAATAACCATACTCTTGAAAGTATTTTGGTAGTAGATCGAGTACCTGATGGTACACCCTCACCGGGCGATGCGGAATGAGGGACATCTGGAACACTTGTAGCAGTTCCTTCAGGTACTTTTGTAGTTTTACTAGTAGAACCATCTTTGGTTGCAACATCTTGTGATGGGCTTTCAGATGTTGCGGAAGTTGGTGGAATACTGACTTGTGCTGAATCTATCCAATCATATGGTTCATATTCCGGTATTTTTTTATCATTATATTCTTTTTTTAACGTTTGCATATATTCTGGACCATTAATATAAGCTTTTGTTTTTTTTGGATCATATCCAATATGCAAATGTTGAATTGGTCCATGTTGAATAATTTCATTCATACCCAAACTTAATGCAAGTTTTGATACTTCATATCTTTGTTTTACATCTAACGTTTTTCCATCTAAAGTAGTAAGACTAATATCAAAAGCATCTCCATAATTATGACGACTAGATGCACTAGATCCAGGTATTATTTGACCATTAAGACCTTTAGATGCATCATTTTGTATATCAGCTGTTCTCTTTGTGCTTACTATTTTAACATTAGGAAAACTTTTTAATATTTCTTGTAGTGCTCCATATGTTCTATCGGTTAAATCAGTAGTTGGATATCCATTAACAGGAGGTCTTTCATTTTTTGGAGTATTGCTAGTATATGATGGTAGGGGTGGAAGCGGAATGCTACTAGCACCCGCACCTTCTTGGTGGTACATAGCCGTACCGGGTCCGATTAAAGGGGTTGCCTTTTCTGCCCAAGGTAAAACACTACGTAATTTTTTTAATATTTCTTCATTTAAAGTAAAAGTTGAACCTATATCCATACCAATACTTTTATTTGTATTATTATTGTTCCAATTATCGTATATTGTATTAGTTACACCTGGTACATATATTTGAACTCTGTCTCTTCCCTCTGGATCTTGATCATTTACAACCAAACCTAAATAATTTCCGTAATATTTTTCCATATTTTATTTTTTGGAATCTACACATTCCGGTGATACTAAAGATAAATCTCCTCCCAGTCCGGTTTTTTCTACTTCTTCTTGGGTTTTTGCGGAACTCATCATGTATTTCAATGCATTTTGTGGAGCATTTGATAGATATTCTGCCTCTTTTCCTACTTGTTTTACAGAATCTCCGATTCCGGTAAATGCTTCTTTTAAGTTTGCTTCAACTTTATCACCAGTCTTTTTAATTATTCTATATGAACCAGCTATAGGATTAAGATTATAATCAAGTGCTGGTTCATCGTCCGTACCTGGTATCACGGTGGGACTTACTTTAGAAGGTTCTTTACATTGTTGCATTATTTCAGAACTAAATCTATTTAAATATGATGCTATAGCAGGTATAGCCTTATGCTGTTTTCCAAATTTTGCAATTAAAGATTCCATGATATTTCCTTCCAATGCATCTGCAACATAACTCATACCGTAATTTGATAGTTGATCCGATAAAAACCCACTAGGATCAGAACCGATTTCATCTACCATGTCTATAATTTCTTTAACCTGTGGTGGCAAATAAGACATAATAGTATCTAAAGGATTTGCTAATTTATTTGCAAATCCAGAAGCAATATTGACATAACTTTGAATTTGATTTAAATAATTAAAAATCGATCCAGATTGTGTAAAAAGAGAAGTAAAAAAACCAACATCATCTAATAATACTTGTACTGCTTCTAATATTAAACATATTAAATCTAATGGTATAATACGTTCAATTATATTCATTAATATTATATTAATTAATTTTAATATACCATTTATATAAGAATAATATTGTTGTATTATTCTTATAGCACCTTGATATATTGCATAAATTGCTCTTTGAAAAGCTTTAATAACACCATTTAATCTGGCTACAACACGTTGTAATGAACCAAATGCCATTGCTGGTAATGCTAGATATGATCTGGATCTAATCATATTACAAAATCTTTCTATATTTTCTGTAAACTTTGGACTTAGTTTATTTAATAAATCTTCACAAACGGATGGTGTATTTTTTGCTGGTCCGGTTATTGGACTACCGTTTACCATAGCTGCTAAAGATGCTAGTGAACCAACACCAGACCAACCAACCGGATTTTCGTATTCACCATCATTCGTTAATAATTTCCAACCGGGTGTTTTGGTGATAACCGAATAATATGTCATCTCTTCTTGTTTTTGTGTTTTTTCGTTGATTCCAAGAAATACAAGAGTTGGTAATGTGTTTATTACATAATCATAATCTGTTTTTGTTACTGTATATGATGATCCAGCTTCAAATTTAAATGTATAGTTTTCTTCCAATGGTTTATATCCATCGGCTAAAATTGACAAATATGCTGCAAATTTATTATCGTTGTTGCAAAGAGTTCTCAACGATCTATAAGCATCACTAGAAATTATAGCTAAACGACTTGTTTCTGTTATATAATTAAAATCGTCTAAATTTTTTATTATTGTCATATTATATATTTACTTTTGAAGTAAAAATGTTATTATTATATAACTTATGCAAAATAATTCAAAATTCCACAAAATCATAGGAATAGCAGGTGCTTCTAGGTCTGGAAAAGACACATTATGTAGATCATTGATACGAATTTTGAATGAAAAATACAATATTGAAGCAGAAAGAAGGTCTATAGCAGGAGATTTGATCAAAAAAAACCTGCGAAGCATTATAATGAATAGCGTTGGAATAGATTCATTTACCGAAAACACAGAAGAAAAGGAATTAATTAGACCATTATTGGTAGAATATGGAAAATTGATGAGAAATAATACAAAAGGTAGATATTTTGTTGAAAATTTTGAAGTTGTAAAAGAAAAAACTCTAATAATTCCAGATATAAGATATGCCGAATACTTAAAAGACGAAATTCACTGGATTAGAAATGAAGTAAATGGATATTTAATCTTTTTAGAAAGAGAAAACATCAAAGATGCTAATGAAACAGAAAAAATTAACAACAAAAAGTTGAAAATTCTTTCAAATTGCTGTATTCGTTGGGGGAAATTGGACGAAAATAACGAAAGTGATAGAAAAATTATAGATGATTATTCTATAAAAATTTTAAATGATATATTTCAGTCTACCACTTCCCAATAGGACATTTTTCGGCTTTTAAATATGTCTTAATTGCCATATTACATCCACATTTGGTACATCTTTCCGCAGATTTATTAAAAAATTCGCATCCATTGCAAATTTCTAATCTTTTTTTTGCTTGTTCGGTGTTTTCGGTTAAAGAATTTCCAGCGGCTACGCTTTTTATGTTTCGCACAATAGAATTTCCTAGGTTTTTTGCCATTTGTGTATTAGAAGGATAGTTATTATTCTTATAACCTTGTAAACTTCTAATTTTAGAAGCATCTAATCTAGCTTTTAATTGTTCTTTGTCTATCATAAATTCTTATCCTCTATTTCCCATATTTTATGGAATGCGTCAACTTTGGTTGCAACAACTTCTGTTAAATAATTATCTTTTGTAAACAGATGTACAACTTTTGTCATTATCCATTGACCTAAAAATCTATCATTAAAGGCGTTTCTTTCACCGTTTGAACCTGCACTATCGATGAAAATAAACCTACCCGGTGATCTAATGGTCAATCCATTAGAAACAAATGAAATTGCCTGATTTAAAAACAATAAATTTTTCATCATTTCTATTTGTGGCAAATTATTTGGTACAAATGTCCTATATGCAAATGCAGGTTTTGTTGCTATTCCCTTTTGTTTTGTTTGATTCAAATTTGCCAATATGTGAGCATCTTTGTTAACCTGAAATGAATATAAATTATCTTTTGCGGCATCTGTAAATTTATCAATTGCACTTTTTGCCGTATTATTCTCCGATATTATGTTAAATGTACCATTATTAAAATTGTAATAATGTAATGGTCTATTGACAATTTTCATATCATCCAAACTGACCATCGGTGAAAATTTATATGATTTTATTCTGGATGCAATACCAGAAGTAAAATTTTGAGCCACATAATTTTCTATATCTTCACCGTATAAAGGTGCTCTTGGATGATATGGTTTTTTTGAAAGGATACCATCTTCAATAAACAATCTTTCTACTTGTTCTGATTTAGATCTAGATAATAATTTTTTTAATGATATTAATTCCCATTCTTTATTTTTTTTATTTGTTGATCCGGTACTTCCACCTTCTATATAATCACCAGAATTTCTTCCAAACCTTAAAAAAACCGGATAACCTTCACTGGAACATGCATTTTGCATAACATAATCCAAATCATCCAATACATTTGAACTAGCAGGAGAAGTGTAAAATATATGATTGTTGTTTTGGGGATTGTTATCAACATAACCATTATCCCATTCGATGCTAAATCTGTTTAATGGTATATTTGGTTTATCTATGGTTCCACCACCTTCGGTAAATCCAATATTAACAACTTTTCCTCTTTCATTTTCATATTTTGGATCTATTAAAGAAGCAGTATCTATTATAGATTTAATTGCTATATTAGCAGGAATAGAACTTTGAAAATCATCCAATTCCCAAGGTTCCATATCTCTTAGATATCTCATTTGTGGATAATCCGAAATATATGAATTCAATCCTTGTAATCTAGTTGACCATTCTATATTTCTTTCCAAGAAAAATTGATATCTTTCATCCCAAAAATAATATTTTCTTAATTTATCATGATTATTGCCCACTGGCATATCTTCTATATCATAAATAACACAATCAAATGACATTTCCCACTGTTCTTTCGGTAAATAATCTGGATCACCGAAAGAATTAAATGAGTTTTTTTTATTTGGAACCGGATATATTTTAAATGATATTTTATTTCTGCCATCACTTCTAAAAACATAACGAGGATCTATGTTTTTAGAATCGGAATACAATAATTCTTGATTGCTTTCTGTTATCGATCCTCTGGATATAGTTTCGTGTTTATCATCAAAGACAATCCATCCTTTAACATTCCAATCACTCAAAGATTCTTCGAATGCCAAAGAATGTACCAATAAAAATGGAACAGCTACTGGTTTTTGATCTTCCAGTTGATTATACATATATATTTCAATATAATATAATTGATCTCTTATTTGATGTATAAAACCAGCTTTTTTAGAATCATTAACCAAAGATTCCATTGGAGATATAACGTTTTCCGGTTGTGGTAAATTTGCTTTCTGTCTTTCTATATCAACTGCTTGAGCAATTTCGGGAGATGGTTCTAATGGTTGGAAACCTCGATTTAATTCCATAATTAACAACTCTCCTCATCTACGTTTTTTAATAATTCCACATTCAATTGATTGAATGCAAAAGAAGCAGTACAAGATATTTCACTTGGATCTTGGTGTGAAAAATTTATTTCTGATAAAGAAACCGGAAAAACATGATTGTATTTAAATGCTACTATTTTTTTGTTGTATTCATCCAATGCATATATAGTAAATTTTGATACTAATTCTGTCATAGGATTTTCCAATTTTGGTTTTTTACTAGATGCCATGATTTCCATATGCACATCTGATTTTGATGTTTGAGAATCATTAAAAATATTTAACCATTTCCAAATTATCCAATAGTTTTTATAACCATTGTCTATAAAAAATCTAACATTTAAAGGTTGATATGATGGTCTTGATAGAGATGATGCTTTGTAAACCTGATTATCAAATGGAACATCGATAGAAGGAACACTTACACTAGGAATGGGTGATCCATATGTAGTAAATTGAATTTGATCGGGATGATAATTTTCATTAAGAATATTATCATATTTTGTTTTTAAAAATTTTGGAAGATCCAAAACCATTAAAAATTTATCATTGCGTGTTTTATTTAAAATTGCCTGATTCATATTAAAAAATTATAATTGGTCTATATTCTTCTGCTTGTTTTTCTTCTACTATTTCTCTTTTTGGTTCTGGTTTATTTCCCCAATTCAAAAGCCAATTTGTTAATTCTGCCTGTTCTTGAGCAAGTGTTATCGGTTCATTCACATTAAATTTTCCAACGTGTGATATACTTGCATTTATAGATGCATTCTTTTTAAATTGAGAAACAGCACCACTCAATAGCGGACTCTTTTTCAACAAATCTGAATTGTCGGAAAATGGTTTTATTTTTAAGGGTTTTCCTTGATCATCGGTATCAGCAATAACATAATATTTTGATGCTATTGATGGTTCTAATATGAAAATACCCCAAATTAAAGATAATACTCTATCGTCTAAATCATCATCTTTTCTTTTACTGTATGTATAATTCTCATGTCTAACGAAATTATTAAGTTCCAGTAAAGTATCGATGTCATATAATCTAACCGCATTTAAACTATTGACCCAATATCTAAAATTGGTAACACCTCTATATTTTGTATTGGTGTGGTTGTGTATACCAAAACGATTTTCATTGTTATAGTGTTTACTGAATCCTTCAAAATGATATGAAACCACCGATTCGTAGTTATGAGTGTGACAAAGAACATCCAAAACCTGTTGTCCGTTATTATTGTTCTCAACAAGTATAGGAGGACGCCCCCAATCCTCCAGAATGCCCATTAAACGTGTTCCAAAATGAAAAGGACTCATTGAGTTGGTTGCATATATAGCAACTTGTTTAATACTGGTTAAATCGGATATGTCTAATATCTGAGCAACTGTATTGGAACGACCAATTCCCTCCCCAACGTCAACACCAATAGCATAAAAAGATTCTGGATTTGGTTCTTGGAATATTTTGTAGTTTCCATTATCCATTACCAATATAGGTTCCTTACATTGGGCTTTTAATTCGGCTAAAAGATTAGGATCAATAGCTGTTTTATTTGGATCATGGAATACATTGGCAAATTCTTGATCGAAATCGTCTTGAGAACCCATAGCGGAAATGGTTTCTTTCTTCCATTCCTCGTCACGACCGGGCACGTCCCACCAGTTAACTACCTCCAAATGCCAATCACTATTTTCTTTTTGTGATTCTTGATACAATTCATAAAACTTATTATCCGTACCATTTGGTGTACTAATAATAACCAATTGTGACTTTTTAGACGATGAAATAATAGGAATAGCAGATTTCCACAACTCATTCATGAGTTCATTTGGACAATGTGCCATTTCATCAATAATAAGAAGGTTACTTGTAGATCCGCGAGGACCAGCAGAAGATGTTGTACTAATTTTTATAGAAGAATCATTTGCCAATTGAAAACCATCTTTTCTCCATGATTTAACACTTGGCTTCATCCAAACCGGAAGTTGTTCAAATGCCATTTTTATTCTTTCGAATATTTCTTTAGCAGTAGATTCTTTATTTGCTACGATAGTGATACGTTTATCGTTTTGAAAACATACTATCCACAATGCATAAATTGTTATGGTTGTAGTTTTTCCAGACTGTCTACTGGAAAGTACAATATTAAAACGTTCATTTTTAAAAGCTTTTAAAAGTCTTTTTTGATATTTATAAAGTTCTATTTTTTTCTTACCTTCATCCAAGGTTGTTATATAAAAATACTGTTCTGCAAAGTGTAGAATGCTTTTGTTACAAAGCTTCAATTCCTCGATCATGGAATCCGTCCATTTAAATTGAGAATTTCCTCTTAATAGATTTTCGTTTCCTTTATAAAACGAACCATCTACTAAAATATCTTCTGGATCGATTTCGTCTTCGATTTCTTCTATTTTTTTCTTTCTTCCCATGTATAATAAATACTTATGTAAATAATGAAAAAATTAAACACCAAAGATTTTTTTAATAAAATTAAAATAAATAAAAATTATGATTATATATTTGAATATCAATCAAATTGGAAATTTTTTGAGTTAAATTTAAATAGTAAAAATGGAATTTGGAATACCTTACAAGACAAAATAGAAGAAGTTTGTGAAGATTCAATTATATCAGCGGATGATATTGATAAATTTCTAGATGAAAATCCAGATATTGAATTTGAATTTGAATCTTTTTTACATATTATGCCAGAAATTTTCTTTTTTAAAAAGGAAGGAAAGTTATACTGTTACACATGCAATATAGTAGAAGCAGAAAATAAAAATTATTCCCATGTGATAATAAGATGCTTTTTTGATACTAAAGAGTTTTTTAGTTTTTAATTTGATTTTTTATTTCATTTAAAACCACATATATATATTTTGATTTTAAATATTTTATTTTTGTTCCAGCATCAGGCATTTTAATAGGGTTTAAAATTTGATTATAAGAACACAACAACCACCATAATTCCATAGTTCCGTATATTTTATATGATATAGAAACCCAAGTGTCATTATAATCAACTACATATTCACCTTCAAGTTGTGTATTTTCAGATGGAAATATGTTTATATTTCTTAATAAATTATAATAACGCATATCACTTTCTGTATCATTGTAGATATTAAAAAAATTTTCATATCTATAAACAGAAAGTTTGGGTAAATCATTTATATTATTTTGAGTATCCATATATTAACTTTAAGGTTGTGCTGCTGGTGTTACTCCTGATCCTCCATTTGCGGGTACTGCTGCTGCATCGGATGCTCTAATACCATTTACAGTGTTTTGAACTGTATCTTTAGCATATTGTAGACCATTACTATATAATTCAGTAGCAGTATTTTTAATACTTCCAATAACATTAACAGATTTACTTCCTATTGCTCCTGCAAAAGTATTTGAACTGGTAGCAACCAATTGTTTTAGTGTTATACTAATTTTATATGCTTCTGGTGTTAATATTGTAGTATTTCCTTTATATTCCGATAATTCTCTAGTAGTTCCTATGCTTAAAATTTCTAAATTTTCAACATATGCTGCTGGCCAATCAATACCACCTAAGCAATTTTGAGTTTTTACTTTGTATATTTTTGGTGGAATGTAGGTTAAAAACGTATTTCTGGTTTTTAAATTTTGAAAAGTTAAAAGAGAAACCAACAAATAGTTATTATAAGCATCACTTATTGAAACTGTATTATATAATGGAAAAGTTATGGTAATAGTTTCTGGTGATGTTCCGGTAAACATTTGAACATTTTCAGTACCAAAATCTCCAAGAACACCGACCGCTAATCCCATTGCTTTTCCTGCTATATTACCAAGTGTACTACTAGCTTTTTCTCCACTTCCACCCAATATTTTATTCAAATCAAAATCGGTTTTACCCCAACTATTACTTATAGATCTAATTTTATCTCCATCTTTTATTAAAAGTGGTAGATTGTATTCAAATCCTGTTGCATTACCATTATATAAAATAGTATATGGATCTAATCCACCGGAAAAAAAATCTATAGCAGTATTAGCCAATCTTGCTAATGCCTGAACCCAAACACCAAATTCTAATTCATATTCGATTAATGTAACAGATGGAACCTCGTCGGTGCTACCCGCATTTTTCCATCTGAAATTGTCAACTACATTTATTCTTCCGCTACCATTAGGAACGGCTTTTAATGCAGAATTTGCAATATCTATTCCGGGTATATCAATCGGAAATTCTCTTTCAGTTAATCGAAACATAATAATACTTATTATGTAAACTCTCCTTGGATCGATCTTCTGAAGTTATATATAGAATCCGGTCTGGTTCCACTCAATATAACATCCAACATATTACCATTAGAACCACCAGAATTATTAACAACAGAAACATTTGATGGTTTTGATTTATTGTTTTCTAACGATTCTGGAATTTTATAAATTCCTTTATTTATAGATTGTACCAATAGTGTTAATTCTTTTAATGCTGTGTCAAATACTCCACCAGTTTTATATAACAATGCATTATCATCAGGATGTAAAACATTCGCAGTATTTGTATTTTTATCAAAAAGAATAGAGTTACCTTCGGTACTGGTCATTAAATTTTTGAATGAAAAATCTTGTCTTTCTTTCACAATAGGAGTTTCTTTGGGTTTAGATTTAAAATAAGATTCATAGATTTTTAATCTTTGTAACATCAAATCCATAGAACGCTCATATTCAGAATTTGCATTAGATACTTGTTGATCAAGATCAAACATTTTTTTCATTGTTAATGGATCATTTTGATCAAGCATTGCAGCTTCTTTAAAAGAATTTTCTTTTATTTTTTCAAACTCTTCTCTCTTTTTATCCACTTTTAATTTAGCATCTTCATATTCTTTTTTTAATTTGTCTTCTTCTTCTTTAGAATATTTTTCGGGATCAAATTGTCTTGGGGAATTTATTAATTTATTTTTTTGTTTGGTCACGTCTTCATTGGGATCAACATATTCAAACGGTTTATCGGTTAATTGGCGACTTTTATCATCATATTGCAATCCCATCCAGTTAGCGACTTGACCTCTAATTCCTCCTATTTCTGGCATAAAACTACACATCCATCTAAACATGCTCTTTTTAATTTCTCCGTTGAATTTTTCAAATGAAAAATTACCAGTATTTTCTGTTCCAAATGCATTTGAATTTACAAGAGATTGTAATATAGCTGGAAAAGGTCCAAGGAAAGGAGTTCCGGTTAAATAATTTAAAGCTTCTCTGAAATTGCCCTGTCCCAACTCCCAAATACCTCTACCCCATTTAATAAGTCCACCAATAATAGGTATTTCTTGAATAAAATCAACTAGCTTATTGACGTAATCCATTTTTATAGATTGTTTTTCATCCATTGTTGCTCCTCTACCAGCTTTATAATCCAAAAATGCATTTAATGCGGATGCGCCAATAGATAAAGGCAATGCCAATGGTGCAAGTGGTGTAAATACCAATAAATTTGAAATACCGCCAACCAAATCGATTATACCTGCTATAGTATCTCCCTTTTCAAAACGATCCCAAGCATAGTAAAAGCTTATTAAACTACCAATAATAGGAATAGTTTTAAAAGCAACAGCACCCATGCCTCTAAATAAACCACCCGCAATTTTAGGTATCAAGGTTTTCCATGCTGCGGGTGCGGCAGCTGCTCCTGCCTTTACAACATCATCTCCGAATCCTAGTTTGAAAATAGCCTTTAACCCACCTTCTAATAAATCACCAAATGTTGTAAATGCCTTTCCAGCCAAATTAAACAACCAACCACCAGCGATTTTCAATCCACCCATTGTAAAAAATTTTCCAATACCTTCTACGATACCTTCAAATCTATCAAATACATCCAGTTTAATTCCTACCTTTTCTTCCAACCAAGGTTTGATATGTTTATCCCAAAAAGAAGATAATAACATAGCACCAATACTACCAGCTATTAATAAAGATGCTAATGTACCCAATAGTCCATCACCACTACTAGAATCTTCACCTTTAACTGTAGTTCTACCGAATCTTTTTAGGTTTTGTTCGTTTATTCCGCTTAATACACCACCCAACTGCTTTATTGTTTCATCTGTAAGAGAAACTTCTGGTGTTTTTTGTGTTAATGTTTGCTGTTCAGCAAATTGATTGACAGGTTTATTTGAAATTACAGAAGAAATGTTTGAATTTGATAAATTTGAAATTTGTGGTTTATCATTTAAATTTAAATTAAGACTATCTAAATTTTTCTTTAGAATTTCTTCTGTTTTCTTTTTATAATTTTCTCTTAATTCTATTATTCCTAAAGGATCGCTATATTGATCTATAATTTCCTTTTTTCCTTTAGTATCTTCTATTTTTTTCTCTACTTTTGAATAATAATCCTTTGCTTTATTAAAAGTTGGTGTTACATACTTCTCTTTAAACTCTTTTTTTAAATTTTGTAGGTAATCTATACCAGTTTCATCAGAAGTGAGTAATAATTTTAATACTTCAGTTGAATCTACCTCATTAGAGATAAATTTTGATAATACATCATCAATAGAAACCGTTCCTGTCATATATTAATACTTAGATTAATATATGTTTTTAATTCAAAAATAGTACACTATCAATATTTAATACTTTAGTATATGTTTTTCCATCTTCTACAATAGAAAGTGTTAATACAGAATCAATTTCGGCTTTCCATTTTGAAACAATTGCTAATATTTTCTGTAAAATACCACTAGGAAGCTTTTCTACTAATTTAATTTTCTTTAAAAAATCTACATTTTCAAAATTTAAATTATTATCATTAATATAAATGGTTTTAATGTATTTTGTTGTTTCTCCTATGAATGCTTCCGATACAATTCTTTGTATTTCATCACTATCTTTAATATCATCTACTTTTTTTTCTTTTTTGTGCAATTGTTCTTCATATTGCAATTCATTTTGGATAGTAGGAACAGATATTTCCAATTTTATCTTTACATTTTGATTATCCACTTCTATAAATTCATTATCTGGTGTTTCAAATGTTTTAAATTTTTCAATTATAGGTTTTAAACTTACTTTTTTGACAATATTGTTTTTTTCATCAAATGTTATAGAGGTTTCGTCTGATATTTTATCCTTTAATGAAACAGCAATAGAAAATTTATCAAAAACCGTAAAATTATTCAAATCTTCAGAGTTTTTTTTGTCTAAAAAGTTGGAATTTAGTATACTATACAAGTTTTTTACGAAATTTGTATTGTAAATAGATGAATTCATGGCAGTACTCAACATGTTTTTCTGTTGTTTTGCATCAATTTCTTTAAATGTGTACTCCTTTTTCTTAGAAGGTATCCAAACATTTACACTAAATGTTTCTGATACGGTGTCTAATACCTTTAAAGCATCTTCAAAATTTAAAATATTATTATTTTCTTCTTCCATAATCAATAATTAGGTGGAATGTCACCAAATTCAACGGCTAAATCATCAACAGATTTAGAATTTTTTCTTTCAAACATATCATTTTCTATTATATCGCCATTATCTTGCTTACTTTTTTGCTGGGATTTGATAAAAGATATATAAACTTTTCTTTCAGAAGGAGAAATATCCATAACATAATTGGAATCAACATGAAAATTTGATAAAATGTATATTTCTTCATATATGCTTTTAGCATTTTGAGTAAAAAATACTCTTAACAAATCAATAAAAAACAAATTGTAAAAATTTATTTTCTGATCTTTGAATATATCTATATTAAGAATGTTATCAGAACCCAATTTGGTAATACAATCTATTATTATCTTTTCGGTTTTATCTTTTAATGATACTGGAAATGATTCATATGCTTTTAATTTTTGTTCATATGAATATTCTTCAAAATTTATAACTTCGTTTTTGATTTTTATGTTTTTTATGAACAATGGCAAAGAAGATAATACCTTTTCTCCAATTTCTTTGTCACTAATCATGTTATCGTAAAAGAATTTGACATTAGATAGTTGAGGATAACCAATTGTTATCAACATATCTCGTTTTTCATCATAAATATATGAATTTTCTAATGAATTTATAGAAATATTCAGTAAATTTTGCATTATTTCCTTCAAATCTACCTTAATTTTAACATTATCAACGTCTTCTCTATCAGATTTTATGTTAAATTCAATTAAATTGCCAACACTAACGATTCGGAGCTTCAAACAAAACAAAATATACTCTATAATGTCTAATTTTTCGAAATCTTCCTTGTTTTCGACACAATCTTTTATGATTTTTGTGAAATTTTCATGATAATCTAAATAAAAATCGGGTGATTGTGGATAATATAGATTTATTTTCTCAATATCCAATTGATTTCTAGTAGAAAGTTCTTTAAAATTTAATATTCTATTCGAAAAAGGAAAATCTGCTCTATATAAAAACATTTTAGACATCCGTATATTTAAAAAAATATTTTAAAAATCAAATTATTTATACTTTTGATATAAAATCTTTCTCTCTATATTCGTTATATTTATTATTTCCGTTTGTTTTAAGTTTATCGGTAAAGTTTCTAATTATAGAATTGTCGGTGGATATCATTCTTCTGCTATCCACATCTTGAACAAAATAACCATCATATGCAAATGTCACATTGCTATATTTTAATCCATCTTGAGCATAAGAATATTCTTCTCCGTCTATTGATATAGGAGCAAGATTATAAAATCTGTATAATTTTCTTATTAACATAGGTCTTTTAGCACCAGATTTTGCTAACATTATTACATCCGCGAATCTACATTTAACAGCCCTTGGTGAATCACTGGCTCTTGCAACTAAACCATTATATCCCACCGATACAACCCAAGGTCTTATTATTAAATCTAAAAAAGAAGCATTAGTTTCTAAAAAAGTAACTGTCAATGATTGATATTTTTGTCTATTTGATGCTGTGGCAGGTGCTTGAAACCCACCATAATCCAATCCGTTGTTTCCAGCATCTATTTTCTCAGATGGTAAATTGACTTGTCTGGCAAAAACGCAACCAGTTAAATTTTGATCTGCATATTGTAACCCACCATCCAACAAATGACCAATTGATGTGTTAGAAATAGACCAACCATCTCTACGAAAATTAGATTCTCTGTCTCTTAGTTCACCTGTTATATTGCTATTCAAAGCATTAACCGAACTAAAATCAAAATAAATAAACCATTGACTAGCTAGTGCTACATTGGTTGACCATTTTCCTAATAAACTTAAATAATAGGAATATGGACTATTTTCTTGATTAAAATAAGACAAAGACATATATAATATTTATGTCTTTGTCTTTATTATTAATTAGAATTTGGTGACAATCTCCAATATTGATATGCTAGTGTAACTTGTTGTTTCATTATTTCACCAGCAGTTGTGATATCTAAATTAATATCACCGATATTTTGGCAATATACACCATAAAAGGTATAGGTTCTAAGAGCTTCACCTTTTTTATCAATTAACACCATTTCCATTTGATTTGTAATAGCATTACTTGGAATATTATATTCACCAGAACTATCAATATCATTGAAAATTTCTCTAGACCATTGTTCAAATTTTCTTCTTACTGATAAACCTTGTGGAATTCTGAATGTTACGCTATATGCTCCACTGTTGTTGTACGTAGCCGTACCGGGAACATTGAACACAAGACCCATAAAAGGTACTGGAATGTTGGTAATCGATCTACCGGGTAGAGTCGTGGACTCTACATACAACAACTCTCCATTTTCAAAACGTTGATCACCTAATCTAGTAACTCTAAATAAATTGGTTCTAGCAAAATCATTGCTGGCAGCAACATTATAAAAATTTTCTATTCCATATTTATCTAAATATTTTCCGCCTACTTTTTTAAATTCTGGTATATTCATATGTTAATATTTATCTTAGGAAATCAATTCTTCGAAATTTACTCCGGTTCTGGTTGCAATGAAATCTGCTAATATAAATTCAGCAGTTCTAACAGGTTGAATGTATATAGAAACTCTCATTTCATTATTATCAATTGTAGATGGTGGATTATTTCTTTCATCACAAACAATTGTGTAATCGTATAAACCATCATTTAATCTTGCTTCATCGAAAAGTGGTGTTAATGCACCAACAACTCTGCTTCTTGTGGTAAATGAATTTGGTTCGAATACAAAAAGTTTAAGAACTTCTTGAGTAGATTTTTCCAATGTTAAGAACAATCTACGAACATTGATTCTATCGAATGCCGAAGGCTTGCGATATAGAGTTTTTTGACCAAATATTACATTTCCATCATTTTGGAAGAATGCAATCGGATTTATGTTAACTTTATACAATAAATCTCTTTGTTTTTGAGTTGGATTAATAGCCAAATCAATAACATTAGTCAATTTACCTCTATTGAAACCAGCAGGAGCAGACCAAGGATATGCTATCTGTGATGAAGATGCCATTACAGCAGCAACATATCCAGATGCAGGAATCCAGCATAAGGTATCAGATTTAGAATCATTGGTTCTAATCCAGTTACCGTATGTTGCAACATAACTTGATTCTATTCCACCGTAAAGATTTCTTAATGTCCAATATATATCCTTTGAGAAAACAAAGTTTTTATTCTTTGCTGTTTTAGTATTTGAACCTTGTACAAATATATTTCTTAATGGATCAGAAATAAATAAATGATCTTTTCTGGTTTGATCGGCAAAGGTATAAAATTGATTTATAACCTTTAAATATTCATCTCTTGCTGTGCATGATGGATTACTACCAGTAGTATCTAATAAACCTGTATTTGCCGTTCCATTTGTTAAATCGACATTATATAGATCATCGAAAACAATTGGTTCTGATGAAAAATTAGGATCCAATTTTCTTGTTTTAGCACTAGCCCAAATAGTTCCTAAACCAGCTTCGGCAACAATGTCTAAATTTATAATATCATCATTTTCCAAGCATCTTAAAACTCTTTCTAATTTTGCTGGTACGTTATCAACAATTTTAGAATTTTTATCTGTGTCAGAAACATATACACCAATTCCGTATAAATTTTTAGCACCGTTTGATACTCTAACTTTTTTAGTTGGATTTCCACTACCATCTATCCAATTTCCAGTATTTGAAATATATGGATTTGTTAATATTCTAATATTATTTGAATTTGTATTTACGACATTATCTAAGAATGATGTATTAGGTGATCCACCATTTGGATTATTTAATTGTCTTAATGAGTATAATGAACCAGTATATCCTTCACTTACAACATAATCTAATGAAACCGTATCTTGTTTGTAAATGGAAGGTCTTATTTTAAACAACATGGTTGTCAAATAATCATTAAATACATTTGATGAAAATTCATATCCAGTAGGATAATTTTCAATAATTTCTGATATAGAATCTTTTGCTAAAGTATTAGCATCTCCCGATAATTGAAAATTTAATCTATTCGCAGGAATAGATACAAATGTTTGTTTTGTATCAGTAGAACTAGAATAAGCTTGCATTCCTGTTATGGAATCGAATTTTGTATATGGGTTATTATTACTGTTATCAGCAAACCCCATATAATATCCTTCAAAAACATTATTTATAGATGTTTTTGCATCATTGACCACAACTATACCACCATAACCAATATTACTAAAATCATTAATTGGTAAATTTCTATATGAACTGAGCCATGCAACATCATTTGTTACTAATTTTTCATATTCATCATCCGATAAAAGAATAGATACAGGAGGAAGAATTTGATATTCGGTAGCTGTTTCATAACCATTGTTACTATTTGATGATATAGGAAATACTAATGCACTATATTTATTAGAAAATCCATCTCCCAAATTACTACCATATGGCATTCTTGTTACTAATAAATTAGCAGGAGAGGTTGTTAAAATTTGTTTTGCAGAATGATACAAATATCTTTCTGCTGCATTAGTAGGAAGACCGTAAACTGATTCAAATTCAGAAACGCTTGTAATATTGATGACTTCATCTGTTGGACCTTGTGGGGCAAAACCTGTTATGAAAACATTAGTTTCTCCACTGGGTCTTGTTATTGCACTTAAATCAATTTCGTTAATTTGTACTCCTGGTGATGATATAGTTCTTGCTGGCATAATTGTATATCTATATTTATCTTTAATTTTTACCACTTTCCCAATAAATGTTTTAATGATATGATAGAGTAAGTAATAATATGAATAAATTCGATTTGTGTGTATCAAAAATTTTAGAAGAAGCTGCAAAATGCACTGGACCTACTAAGAAAGCATCGTCTGATCGTAAAGGTAAGAAATGGACTAAATGTGCTAAACAATCTGATGGTTCTTATAAACGAATCCACTGGGGTCAAGCTGGCGTTAGAGTAACAGGAAAATCCGGAAACACAAAACGTAAAAAATCGTTTAAGGCGAGGCATAACTGTAGTAATGCTAAAAAAGGATCTCCCCAAGCAGCTGCTTGCTCAGATTGGCGATAGCATTTGACGTTAAATAGGATTTATTTGTTTTGATATAAAAAATCCTTTATGTTTACATTGATTTCCTTTTTTATTAAATTTATTAAAAGTGTTTCTTAAATTTTTATAATCTATATCATTTTCTTTACAAAAAATAATTAATTTTCTAACCTCCACCAAACTTCCATCCGGTTTACAAACAGTGTAATATTTTGATCTAGAATTTGTTTTTTTTCTATTTTTTTCTCGTAATTCGTTTAAATGCTCCTTTATTCTTTTTTGTTTTCCACTATAATTCATTTTTAAATTATATTTTTTAATCCATTCCCTTAAAGTATTAGTAGTTAAGTTTAAGTTATCTGCTATATGTTTTAACATTACACCTTGATTTAGTTGATCTTCTAAAATTTTTATTTTATTTTCATTTTTTTTATATGTAGTTTTTATCATAGTTTTTGCTTGTCTATCTTTCATATCTTTATAAAAATCTTCTCCGTATATTTTTTTTATTTCTTCTACATTTAATGGCTGAGTTCCACCATCCAATAGATTACATAATGTTCCCTTTCCTTCTATTCTTTTACCATACGAATTTATTAATTCTAATTCCTTTTCTAATGCTTCTTGTTCTGTTAAATCATTTATTATTATTTTTTCAGTAAAATCGAAACCGTTATTAAAAATAGATTTTATTTTACAATATAAAAAGTAATTTGTAACCTTTCCCATTTTATAATTTTTTCTATGATTTTTATATCTTTTATCTGTTCCTTTACCTATATAAAAAATTACACCATTTTCATCAAAAAGACCATACACATAATATTTGTTGTTCATGAAAATACTTACCAATCTTTACAGGCAATATTTTATTTTTTTTTTAAAAAAATGGAAATATAACATATAAACGATAAATAATATCATGAATATGTTCGATTCAATTTTGGAAAAATATTTAAATGAAAATAATATTTCACAAGAAATAGATAAGTTAAGGAAAGATGTTTTAGCCGCACCAAAACCACAAAAAGAATTAGCAGGTGCTGCCATTGAAGGGATGACAAAAGAATTATCTAATAAAGATCCAAAATTATTAGAACTAGCAAATAGCATTCAGGATAAAATTTTAAATAATAAACAAATCACACCAGAAGAATTAGAAGTTTTAAGTAAAATTTTTCCAAAGGATGAAGAACAAACAAAAGATGAAAACAAAGAAGATAATTCATCAGTAATTAAATCTACCCCAAACATAAAAACATCTCCAACATCTCCAACATCTCCAACATCTCCTACGTATTCGACTAGTTATAAAGTATAAATTTTATGAGTAAAAAACGCCCCGTTAAAGGGATAGGAACAGCTGAAACGACTGCTGTTCAAAACGAAGATAATTCACCTTATGTTTTTCAAAAAGAAAAAATA